GTAATTCATTAATCAAGTCTTCTCCTTCAAGACCAACACTCACCGTTGAACCAATACACGCTCTTTTAGCATCAATTTGAATTTCTTGGGCAGTATCTAAAGTAAATGTTTCCGAAACGCTCACAACCCCTTGCATTTCTTTTATTTTTGAGAAATTTAAAACAACAGTATTTTGTGGAGTTGGGGAAGAAGTTCCATCAACAGACACATTTTTAATAACTTCAAGACTAGTTTTTGTATTATCTTCTCCATCAGACATATACATGTTATAATTTCCTTCAGACATTATTTCTAAGAAATTTGTGTCTGTTCTCATAACCAAATGATTTTCCGTAGAACTTTGCTTATCAGGGTCTACTACAACATACATTGATAGAAATGCTTCTTGGTTTGGCCCCGTTTTATCTGGAGTTGAACCAGTAAGAGTTTTTCCTCTCGTTCCTTCAACAATATCAATGTCTTGATTAATATCATACATTTTATCTTCATTTGCCATTTTAGTGTATTTTGAATGTAAAGTATTAAGTTTTATTTCTTTTGGGCTATAATCATAAAAAGTGGTTTCGTTTGGCTTAAGCACACGATAAGCAGACTCATCCACCAATTGTTTATCTAAAATAAGATGATTCTTCAAACCACCAGAATTAGTCACGGTGTGAGAAACAACATAAATAATATCGTTAGGAACAACATTATTCATATTTCTTGAGGACTCGGCATTTTCATCACCTGTTATAACAGTTTTTCCTAAATCAATATCTTTTCCTGCTTCCGATACTAAATAGCATCCAGTTAAGTCTATCATGTCCATCCAGCCTAATTTTTCAGCATAGGCATTGAAACCATATTCATAGAGAGTTCCACTTGATGAACCTATTGATGAAACAGTATCATGTTCGGAAGCATCATACCAAAGTCTTGGTTTAATACCTATTTTAATTCCTGTTGCTTCATAAGGAGAAGTAGTGGCCTTTGTGTTTGATGAACCTCTTGTTTTTTCTCCAAAAATATAATTACTGCTTGTTTTCCCAATAGTCAAACTTCTTTTAGTTGAAGCAGCGTCATCATGGTCATACTGCCTTCCATCGCTAAGAGGAATTGTTGCCCCTGCATTAATATCATGTTTTTGCCCATTTTCAATCATATATGTATCTAAAGCAACCACTATATTATGGTCATATAAATTATCAGCAAATCCTAACATATAGTAAAATGGTCTTGAAAAAAAGATTCTTGGTGTATTTCCTGGAGTATTAAGAGTATTAGAATAACTGACCCTAATTGGGAATACTACTGCATCAGTTGAAGCAAAACCAGCAATAACATTATTGTGGAATCCATGCCATGCATCTGAACTTTGAGAACCATAATTGCCGCTAACAATTGCTCCTTTTTGAATATGTGCCCTATCTTCGGACATAAAGGTATCTCTATCTTTACTTCCTTCAAGACCGAAAGCAGTTCCTTGCCCACCATCTTTGTATATATTTCCAACAGTTAAAGAAGCATCATCATTTAAATTAACATCGCTAGTAAATGTGATTACCTTTGTTCCAGTATCATAAGAATTAACTCGCCCTATAAGTTTGTAATTGGTATCATATAAAAAATCTCCGTTTGCTGGATTCGTTGATACTGTTGCTAATTTAATTTTTGTTGGTTCAGAGGCAAGAGAACCTGTCATAGAATCAGTAATTGAAGTAGCGTCCAAAGTCCCAATAGCAGAAGAAAAGTGCTCACCAGTTAATTGTGCTACTCTAATGTATTCTTGATTAGGCACAGTTTCTTTCTCTGGATTAAATAAGTTATAGTGAATATCAAAACAAAGTTCAGTTAGTCTCATAATTCCAAATCTTTTAAGAGAGGAAATATCAGTATTGTTTTGTATAGTTATTGTTTGAAAATTATCATCTGTTAGGCGAACTTGATTCCCTGCGGTAGTATTTGTATATGTAAGAGAAGAATCTTTTGTTTTTTTGTTTTCAATAAGAAGTAAATTATAGTCTATGATGTTTTTATTACCATCCATAATACTATCTCCTCTTAATGAGGAATATGGTAAAATATCAGAATTAATATACAAAAAGAGTGTTGCTGCTGAACTGACTTCATGTATAAGCCCCTTTCCATATTCTGTGTTTAAATGAACATAGCCTCCGTAGCCTCCATAACGGTCAGTTGCTTTATTTGCATCATCTACATTAACTCTATGTCTTTTTGCTTCTCCATTTAACAAAGAACCATGTGCGCTACCAAATCCTCTCATATCAAAATCCCTGTGGTTATCATCACCTGTTCCAGTTTTATCATATTCACTAATATTTACAGAAGAAATATTAGGCTTTATTTTGTAATTAATAGAGTGGTGTTCCAATTTAGAATCATTTGGATAAACTTCTCTTAGTTCGACAATTGATGATTTAATTTGCGTGGGTTTTTCATTAAAGGAACCATCTGCTTTAGCAATTGATTTGTAATAGGGTTGTCCATATTTCTTATTAGTGTCTTCGTTGCTAACAAAGATATTTTCTATGTTTAATGGAACAGGCCCACTAGAGGTCAATTTACTATGAGGCAGAGTCAAAATCTTTCCTCCCCAAAGATGCGCTCCATTAATAAAGACTAAATCATGCGTGTCTTTACTTACTTGGTATATTTTATCTCCAGCAGTATAACTTACATCTCTGTCTAAGAACAACAAAAATTTACCATTTCCTGTTCCCTTTTCAAACTTTTTAACCATAACATATCCAGCAAAAACAGCATTATCAGTATCGGCTCCTATAAATACTGGGTCGCCTCTGTTGAAATTTTTAATGATATTGCCGTTTGCTTCAATAATATTTGGATGTATAGCATTAAGTCCAGCATTTTTATTGGCTTGTTCCGTATTTGTTAAAGTATATCCTTCACTTTGTCCATAATTTTTAATTTTTCTTCCCAATGTAATAGGCAAATATGGGGCTAATTCAATTTGAGTTATGTTGCCTTTTTTTGTAGAAGAAACGATTTCAAAATCAATTAAAGTATTTACAGTATCAAATGTAGAAGCAGAGGCAGAACCATGTTCATCATGTAATTTTGCTTGAAACGCTAAATCATTTTTAATATTAGATGGGCTATTAATTGAATGCCCTACTGCTCCAACGCTCTGATTAGTGCTGGATGAAACTAAAGTGTCTCCCTCAGCACCTGAAGAATAAGTAATTTCGTTCCCTGATGTAAAAACTAAACCTTTATTTGCTGAACCAGTTAAACTAGCCGCCTTTTTATCAGCAAAATGAGATGAGCCAAGTGCCTTTGAAAGAATATAATTTTTTTCTGTTTCCATATAAACTGCTTCATTATTAGCGGCAGTTAGAGAAGAAGTAATTGAATATTGTCTTGCAGGCCCACCTCCATGAGAATAAGTGCTAGACGCAGTTACTTGCCCAATATATCCATTAGCCGTAAATAATTTTGTTCCTACTACGGGAAAATTATCAAAATTAGAACCATCTCCATTATCAGGAATTGTAGTCTGAAATAAAGTAACTCCTAATGGTATAGTAAATGTAGATGCGGCTCTAATATTTGCTAATTTATTGTATGGACTATTGCTAGAATAAATAATATCTTCACTAAATAATGTATTTAAATTCACAACAGGAGATAATAATTTATTAAATTTGTCTCTACCTTGAATTTCAACAATAGTTTGCCCTTCTTCTTTTTTAGTTTCAATATTTTCTATCTCCCCGTTAAACCTTTCAATAAATACTTGATATTGGCCTTTAGCAAAACTTAAAGGATTATTGTTATACGAATCATCCGTAAAAGATAAAGTAAGCATACCTGTGGTAGCATTACAAGCAGTAATACTAGCAAATCTTTCATTATGGTTTAAAGATGTAAAAGACACATACATCTTGCTAAATCGGTTATTTAGCAGATGTGTG